AAGTGTAACTGTTGTTCCACAGCCACCTAATGTTAGTGTGCTTCCTGTTCTTTTATCTACTGTGTTTACTTTAACTGTACTCATAATTTACCTAATTTTGAAATTTGTATCTTATCATTACTATACCACTTCCACCTGCTTTTGAAGTTGGTTCTGGTTGAGTTCCTCCTCCTCCACCACCAGTATTTGCAGTTCCAGCTGTTGAACCTCCTCCAGGTGCAAGACTTCCTTGACCTCCACCACCACCGTCTGGTGCTGGTCCTCTTGATATATCTCCATGTCCTCCTGCACCACCTGAAAAATATCTTGTTGCTGGTACTGGTCCACCAGTTCCATAACTTGGTGCTGTTGGACCAAAAAATGTATCAGGTAAATAAGAACCTAAACCACCTTTTCCTCCAGTTTGTCCTGGTGATGGTCCACCTACTCCTCCTGCTCCACCACCACCACCGCCTTGTGATGGTCCTGCAGTTCCGTTTTGTCCTTGTGGTGGTGCGACTGGAGGTGTGTTACCAGTTCCTGCTGTGTTGGATTGAGTGGCTCCTCCACCTGACCCACCATTTCCACCATTATAATTTGGATTACCTCCACCTCCGCCACCTCCTGCTGAAGTGATCGTACTAAAAACTGAATTAGTTCCTGAATTACCTGCTGCACTTGTAACACCAGCTCCACCACCTCCAATTGTTATAGGAAAAGACGAAACTGAAGCTGTTATACCTGCTGGTGCAACTAGTGGACTACCTGCTGGACTTAATGCTGAAAAATATCTAAAACCACCAGCACCACCACCTGCTCCATCACCTTTCCCACCTGAACCTCCACCAGCTATAACTAAATATTCTAATACTGATGAACCAGCTGGACTACCAGCATTACTTACACATAAAGTTCCGTCTGATGTAAACGCATGAATTTTAAAATCTCCATCAGTAATTGTAGTATTACCACCTGTAGCTATAATATAATTTGGTGAACCTGTAACATTAGAAGTTGAATCCATTGTGTTTTTCCAACCTCTAGTACCATCTACATAAACTAATGTAATAGATTGACCTTGTGTAGTTAAATTAGCATTAGTACAAGCTCCATTAATTAAAGATCCATTTCTACAAAGTGTTACACTGTTTGTATTCCAAGTTGAAGCATAATCAGCTATTGAAATAATATCTCCAGCCGTTGGAGTTGCTGGAAGTGTAACTGTTACAGCTCCACAAGTCGTATTTACGAAATAACCTTTTCCACTTACTCCTGTGAATGGAGCAGTTTTAGCTGTCGTACACCAATCTACAGTTCCAGTTCTACCGAAACCTGTTTGAGTTGCACCTGAAGCTAAAGTTACTGTATCACCTGATTGACCAATCGTTAATGTTGATCCGCATTGTGATGAAATTTGATTTACTTCTATTTTACTCATTATACGATTACCAATGTTCCTGTTACTGTTACTGTATTAGTGAAAGATACTGGTCCTGCAAGAACAGCATTTTCTAACACCATGTTTTTATCTAATGTACCTGCATGATGATAAACTGTTTCTGTAGCAGGATTATCACCGATATAATCTTGTCCAAAAATATTCATTTATTCTCCTATGTACTAATTGAATCAACTCTACTAATCCAAACATCTACGCTTGATGCAGCACTTGATTGTCCTTTAAGAACATCTGTATTCTGCATAACGACTTTAGAACCTGATTGTATTAGTTCAACTGAACTAGCAGCAGGTAAACTTAAGTCTTTAACAAGGTATCTATCAGTAGAACCTGATTCTGAAATCCATACGCTAACTGTTACAGCAGCAGCTGTTATGTTAGCAAGTCTTAATCCAACAATAGCATCATCACTATCTGCTGTGAGAAGTGTAGTTGCTGAGTTTGTTATTTGACCGCCATCTGATTCAAAATCTTGTGCCATATTTATCTCCTTATAATGCTATTGCCATAGCAGTTGCAAATCCTTTTGAGGCTGCATCTGTTATTTTTGTTACGCTTATACTATTTACACCAAGTGTAATAGTTCCGCTAGTAGTAATAGGTGAACCACTAACAGAAATTTCTGAAGAACCAGCATCTGCCACAGCTACAGAAGTTACTGTACCTGTAAAAGATGGTTGTACTTGAGAAAAAGTAATATTAACACTACCAATGCTTCCGCTATTATCGGTTGTGCATAAATAAATTTTATCTGCATTTGTTGATCCTTCTTGTACGATTACTAATTGTCCAGCTAGTTCAGCAACAGTATCAAAGTCAGGATCTCTACTTGCTGCTCCACTTGCAGGTACTATGTATATACCATTTTGAGTTTGATTGGTTTGATCTTTTACTAAAATTTTATTACCTGTTACTAATGTAATACCATCTAAAGTATCTCCATTTTCTAAGTCTGTAGATAAATTAATATTTGCAGTTGTAGCAACTCTTGTAATGATTCTTGTTTTTAATCCTGCAACTAAATCATCAACATAAGTTTTTGTAGTTACATCAGTTCCTGATGATGGACTTGGCATACCTGTAATTGTACCGCCAGTAATTGCAACATTACTTGCAGCTTGAGTAGCCATTGTACCTAAACCTAAATTAGTTCTTGCAGTAGATACAGAAGTTACATCAGATAAATTATTTGCTTTAACTAACTTAGCATCTAATTGTGTTTGAACAGCAGAAGTTGTTCCAGATAAATAACCTAACTCAGTAGATGTTACTGAACTTGCAGCAACCTTTCCTGAACCATCTGAAGTTAATGCTTTGTTAGATGTAAGATCAGAAGATGTGATTGAAGTAGCAGCACCTGTGATTGTAGCTTGTTTACCATCTATTTGAGTTTGTAATGCACTTGTTACTCCTGATACATAACCTAATTCAGTTGAAGTAACAGATGATACAGCAACTTTACCTGAACCATTAGATGTTAATGCTCTACTTGCAGTTAAGTCTGAAGATGTAATTGTTGTAGCACCACCAGTAATTGTTGCTTGTTTAGCATCAAGTTGAGTTTGAATGTTTGATGTTACACCATTTAAATAATTAAATTCTGTATTATCAACTACACCTGTTCCTAATTTAGCTGCATTAATATTTGCACCTGTAGCAACTTGTGTATCTGTAATTAATCCTGTTGGTAATGAGTTATTAGATTTACTTAAGATACCTACGAAAATATTTGTAAGAGCTTCATTAGATAATGAACCACTATCCCAAGTAACATTAACTGTAGTATCTGTTGAAAAAGATGATGAAGATATTGTTCCATAAATAGTTCCTGGTGTTGGAGCAATAACTTTTACTCTACGACCTGCATGATAAACTGATGTTACATCAGCTCCTGCAATTGTGAAAGAAGTTGCACTAGCATAAGCAGAAGTATAAGCACCACTACCATCTCCATACTCAATCCATTCTGCATCATTGAACCAATCTCTTGTGTTCTTCATCAATGCTCTAATGGCATTGTTTAGGTTTGAAGGTAACATACCTTCACCAACGAATATTGAATTTAATGATGTGTTGTTAGCTTGTGTTGTTGAATAATCTTTAATATTTGTTGCCATCTAATCTCCTATGAACCAAGCAAATGCTTTGTTGTTTTCAATATTTTTTTCGTTAACCAATACGTTAACAGCTTCTTCAATTTGTCTTTGGAAGAACTCTTGAGTATCTAAACTGTATCGAACATTATCTATATCAGTTCTATCCGTCATCTTCCACCTGCTCTTGAAGCTACAAAGTCAACGCCTTGAGCATGATTCCAAACTGTACCTGAAGGAATCTTAATATTAGCTCTAATATATCTTCCTGAACTTCTAACTGGTACAGTACCACTTGTTACCATTGATGAATAAGAAGATACAGTTGGATCATCTGCTAATCTTTCTCTTGTTGAAATTGCTACAGTAGCTTGTGCATCAACAATTGGTCTTACTTCTGTAATATCACTTCTTAGTCCTGGAAACAACTCTAATTCTGTAGTTTCTAATTCTACTTCTCCAGGATCGCCAGAAAATATAGCTGCTTGATAAGAATCATTTATAGCACCTAAATATAACTGACCACCATTCCAAAATGGAGTATCTAAGGAAATATTAATGTTTTCTAAGTTTTGAGAAATCAAGTCCATTTGTTCTACAGTATAAGCACCTACGAATTGAGTAAAGATAGTAGAAGCATTAGCATTAGCTAAAGACCATTTTTCAGTAACATAATTGTAAATGATTACTTTATCACAAATACCTGTTGTGTTTCCTGTGTTAGAAGCACCAGGATATAACCATATTGCTAATTGATTAAATGGGTCAACTGCTGCTACGATACGATCTGTAAAGGCTTTGTTTAAATCTACATCAAAAAATCTATTTACTTTTTCTGCACCAATCGGTTTAACTTGATCTCCATTGATTTCAAAGAAACCATCATCTGCATAAAAGAAAGCTCTACGATTATCTTGGCAAACTGTCTTACCATATACTGCACCTCTGTTTGGAGAGATTACAGAAAATCTGAATACTGTTGCACCACCAACATAGTCCATTCGTAATATTTCGTTTTGCCTAAATACATAACCATACTCACCTGATGTTATAGCTACAATTTGTCCACCTGAACCTGGCAAATCTTGAAAGTCAGATTGTTTAGTTCCTGCTGCCCAAGTTGTTAAATCATTAATACCGCACCATTGAACTCTATTTCTATTTGATGATTGGTTTCCTGTAACTAAGAAATCCCTAATAACACCTGATGTTCTAAATATTGGAACTGTACCTGAAGTAGCAATAGATGATAGGTCAGCAAAGTTAGTTGATGTTCCCATTAAATAATATTGAGGTGCATCTACACCATTACTTACAATGATGTAATCTCCAAATTGTGTGAATGTAAAAAAGTCTGTATCGCCACCTGTCAAACTAGATTTTCTTGAAGTAAATGTTCCAGCATCTAATTGATAAATGTCTGTAGGTGTAGCAGCAAAGTTATAACTTACGTTTCCTGTTGATCTAAATGATCCTGCACCTTTTGAATTTGCACCTAAATTATTACTTGAATAAGTTACTAATGATGGAAAGGGTTTATAAGAACTTGCAGCATAATAAACATTGGTTGCAACGTTTGCACCAGGATTAAGGTGAGGTGGTTGATCTGGCAGCCATTCTCCAAAAGGTACTTGCATATTAATTAACCATTGTTATTTGTTGATACCTTATAACTTTCATTAAACGCACCTGCTACAGTTACGTCTGATCTTATTTGTAAAGGTGATCCACTAAATTGATCTTCTCTATCATTTTGTTCTAATCTTTCTAATGCAGTTGAATATAACTGTAACCATTGTTGAACTCTATTAGGATCAACTCCACCTAAGAATTGTGCAGCATGATATAATGATCCATATAAATAAATTGATGGATGATTAGTTAAAATGAAATTAGATGTATTAGAATCTGATAAAGCATCAAATGTTTTGTAATAATTTAAATAAGCTGTGTAACTATCACCAGGTACAGGTGCAAATCTAAATGTATCTCCCAAGATGGTATAAGAACTTGGCATACCTACAACTGAAGTACCTTTGATTTGATCCATTTGTGATGGAGTCATATAAGTTAATGAATATTTAGTACCACCACTTAAAATGTAAAAGTCTCTAACTTGCAAGAAACCTGATGGTAAAGCAACTGTCTCAGCATTTAATGTTAATGATGTTTGAGACACCATCTTTCTAATTCTTAATTTAGAATTAAAATCTTTTTCTGTTAGTACAATGAAATCATTTGCAATCTCAGTTGTTAAGTCTGATCTGTTTAACCAATTTGCTATTGATGATTTAAGTTCTGAATAAGTTGATAAAGCCATTATATTTTTCCTTGTGCTGTTCT